GTGACATCTCCAGATAAATAAGAAGTCCAACCTGCTGCAAGTGCAGTTGCAGTATCTGCATTACCAGTGGTGTTTTGATTTAATGTTCCTACTACTAAATCTATAGTCCCATCACCATCTTGATAAGTAGCTGCAACACCTGTTTCAGTATTACCAGTAAACATCCCTCCAGCTATATCTTGGACTTGTTCTGAAGTTAATGTTGCTCCATGTGTTTGTGCATCAACATAAGCCTTAATAGATTCTGATGTGGCTAGAGTAGTATCATTTGCACCACTCATTGCATCACTGTCCAGAATTGCTGATCCTGAAACTGCTGTATTAATTACTGGAGATGGAAGAGTAACTGCACCAGAAAATGTTCCTCCTGAAGCCTTACTTACAAAATCAGTTGGCAGAGTTTGATCACCAGTATTTGTACCTGAAATGGCTGCAAGTTTAGTAAACTGGGCATCTGTAAATGCATTTGTTTCTGCTTGGTATGCAGTCTTAATTTCTGCCCCAGTCTGATCTACTGTTGCAGATGATTCTATTGCTGCTAACTTAGTAAATTGTGCATCAGTAAATGCATTTGATTCTGCCTGGTAAAGTGTCTTAATCTGAGCACCAGTTTGATCTGCAGTTGCACTTGTCTCAATACCTGCCAGTTTAGTAAACTGGGCATCTGTAAAAGCACTTGTCTCTGCCTGGTATAAGGTCTTGATTTGTGATCCGGTCTGGTCTGCAGTTGCAGATGTCTCAATCCCAGATAATTTAGTTTGTTCTGCATCCGAAAATTCATTAGTATCAGAATTTGCTTCATATGCAGTTTTAATCTCTGCATTTGTCTGGTCTGCAGTTGCACCATCTTCTGCATTCAGGAAGGTTAGCATTGTGCTCTTGTTAACACCCAGTGCAATTGTTCCACTTGTGGTTACTGGACTACCACTATCAACCTCAATTCCATCACTTCCGGTTATTGCAACTGAACCTAATCGGTCTGCCCACTCAGTAACATAATCAGTTGTTCCATTCTTAGTTAGTATCTGATCATCAGTACCACCAGATGGAACACCTCTGTCTGCAATGCCTGTATCCAGAGACTGGATTGCATCATTGATAGTTGTACCCCAAACGCCACGACTTGATTCAGCACCTGGTACTGGTAATGTTATATCTAAATTTGTTGTTGGATTTGCCACTTTATATTCCCTGATAAGTTGCTATTGTTATACTGCCTCCAGTACCTGTAGAACCACCTGGGGCAGAATATGCAGAGGCATTCCCTCCTCCTCCTCCTGCTGATCCTCCACCTGTTGTCATGGTTGTAACAACCCTATTTCCACCTGATGATGTTTGTGATCCATCTGACCCATTTGATCCTGGAGTTGCTGTTATTGTGTAAAGATATGTCCAATATCTAAAAACCCAATCCCACTCCTGCCAAGTTGTTCTTGTTTGTGCTTTTAAATATCCACCCAAACCTCTATTGCCTCCATATACCGTTATGTTATAACTTCCTCCAACTGCAGATGCTCCTGTAAACTGAATTATATCACCTGAAGTCCCATGTGCTGCAGTTTGATATGTGCCAACATCAGTATGTCCATCATCAGGTGCACTCCCACCTGCTGATGCATTAGTTGAAGCAGTAGGTGGTGTTACATTATAATCAGAATCGTAGTTGTTCCTTCTTAAATATAAATTACCAGTACCTGATCCTGCCTGGGTCTGACTCTGGTTGGGTAGAGAATCATCCTGGTTTCCACCTCCTCCTGGAGATCCCAGATTGGTATATGTGAATACTGTTCCAGGTTCTACTTCCATTACAACCTCTGCCTTACCCCCGGCACCTCCATCACCTCCATCTGCTGATGTTACCACTGAAGAATAGTTGGTGGCCCAGCCTGATCCAGTCCAATATGCTCCAGGGTCACCTGATTCCTGACCATTCCTGGGAAAATAAACATTGGTCCTGTTAGATGTTCCACCTCCACCACCGTTACCCAATATTGTAACTCTTATATACCTGGTGTTCGGGGGCACTGTCCAGGTTCCACTTGTGGATGTTGTGCTCTGACCACCAGACCCGGAATTATATTTTGTATATGCAGTTATATGGGATTCCTTCCAGGCACCCCCATTCATAACCCAGACTTTATGGACCGTCTTCCAACTACCCCCATCCATTATATATGGGGATTCTACGGTACTCCAACTACCACTGTCTAATACCCTTAATGACTTTCCCATTTATGGAATCTCATACCAGACATCACCATTTGCGTAACCAGTTGTGGATGAGGGTGCAGAAGTTGAAACTGTTTTTGCTCCCTGTCCATTTGAACCAATATTAAAGTTCGTGTAACTCCCTGACTGGCCTGTTACTGCAAGATTAACAACTTTCTCTGCACTACCTGGTCCTGGACTTCCTGATCCTCCAGTAGTTGTAACTGTAATTCCTGCAATTGTTCCTGCAGAAATTGCGGCAGTTCCTAATGTAGATGTACCCTCAACATGAAGGTCTTTCCAGGAATTATCTCCTGTACCCAAGTCATAAGTATTATCTACACTTGGAATTAAATCTCCAATTACTTTAGCAGAAATGGCTAATGTATCAGTGCTTATTGAAGTTCCAAGTGTTACATTCCCATTTGCTTTTAATGCATCAGTACCATCTTTATTTGCACCTGTTCCAGGTTGACCTGTACCCCCGGCTGCTCTAGTTGTTGCACTTAAACTTGTAAGTGGAGCACAAACAATTGGTCCACTGTTGATATGGACTGGTTCCAGAACTTTTGCAATTGTAACTGTAGAAGTGGTATCCTTTATAAGGTTATTACTTACAGTAATATTATTTGCAGTTGCTTTTGCTGTAACAGTATGGATAATAGGTGCTGCTGCTGTTCCATTTGCTACATTGGCATCATCCCCGGTACATGAAACCCTGATTTTATCTCCAATCACAACTGCTTCAAAATATTTTAAATCGGCATCAGTTGATATGGTGTTTGTTGCATTATCTTTTCTTATATCAATAGCCGATGAAGTTACTCCTGAGACTATTTGATCTTCCAGTAATTTGCCTATTGCCAAATCGGTAAGATCTAGTGTCGTATGGAGATTATTTCCCCAAGATTGGTTGTCCCCCCCTATCTCACTTTTGATCAGGTTATAATTAGTAGTAAATGTATTTGCCATTTATGCCTCTGCCCATGTTATTGAACCTGGGGTCTGTTCGGACCAGGTTGTTGCAATTTTGCCATATTTTACCCCACTTCCAGCACTACTATATTGTACATTACCACCACCAACTACAGTCTCTACTCTAAAAGTAGTTGCCGTTTTATCACTTACATAATAATTAGTATCAGCAGTAATATTACCGGGTAGTGTACCAGTTGTAGTAAACTGAATGTCATCACCATCAATTAGGGTATGATCGGTATCAGTGAATAATAGATCTAGACTACCAGAAAAACTAATATTTGCTGCTAAGCAAGCCGGGGCACCGGAATATCCCTGATAGTGAAAACGTGTGCTTGGACAAGTTGCAGTAAATGCTGATGGTAGTGTTGTATAATTACCGGGGGCAATTATATTTACACTGCCGATTCCTCCACTTGCAGGGCCACTATGATATGTTGCTATAAACCCTGAACCAGCACCACCTGTTGCTTCAAAAAAAGTTGTACTACAATAAGCTGTACTTATATGGGATGAAGTCTGAGGATCGTCAGGAATTCCACTACCAGCATCAACAAAAGCAATTGCACTGCCACCTGAAGCAGTCCTGAGATTTATTTTAGTAGCATCACTTGTCTGCTTTACATAATAGACAATGCCAGCAACTAGATTACTTGGGATACCCTCACCCCAGAAGATGATCTTATCATTATCTTGTAACCCTCCACTTGGATTTGAATTCGCCAGAAAAGTCCCACCTTCAGCAGTGTTGCGAGACCTATCATTAAGACTTACCCTTAACCCACCACTACTATCAAATGCAGTTATAGATATATGATCAGATTCACCTGTATTTCCATTATTAGCCCAATTGCCGAAATATCCTCCTCCATTTACAATTGAACTGGAAGTTACTCTTATTCCTACACTAGCAACTACAGTATTAGTAATATTACCAAAAAAAATAGATGTAACATCATTAGTCCAGGTTAATGCTGCATCAGTTAAGTTAGTCCAGGTTGCAGAAGGTGTTGTTCCATCTGTCCACTCTGCAGATCCATAATAAAAACTGCCAAATATTCCTGAACCATATAATTGTGGACCAATTGGTTCTTCTGTCCATGTTTCATTCATGTGTAAACATACTTGGGACGCATATTTAAAGTTCCACCAGAGTACCTACTTTTTTCATCTGATAACTGAAGTTCCTGCATTGACCTGTCTAATAATCCACCCCACTGTCCTGCAGACTGGGGGTCCATCACATATGGAGATGCTTGCATCAGGGTTCCATAAAGATAAACATCTGGATGTGCCAGTAATAACCAGTTATCACCAGAATCTGCCAGACCCGAAAGTGCAGGGATATCTTGATAGTAATTTAATTGAACAGTTACTGCTTCACTTGGGGTTGGCAATAACTGGATTGAGGTACCTTCAATTGTATAATAGTCGGGTATTCCAGTTTTGTTGTTTTGTCTTTCACGATAGTCATCAGACCTGTCTGAGGTAATGTAGACCAGTCGTTTTGGTGGAGAAGTGGAAGTCAGTTCGATGTTCAACATCTCCAGGTAATCAGTTGGTAAACTTACATACTGTCCTGATGTTGAAGCAGTGCTCCGAACCAGCATCTCTCTTGTCCTGAGATTACGATTAAATCCTGCTTCTGCAAGAGAAATAAATTCGGGTATCCTGGAAGTTAGATCGGATCTGTTCATCCAATTGGAAATTGCAGTCTTTAATTCTGCCACTGTTGAAATTGCCATCAGGTGAGTCTCTCATCAACAGTTTTAAATACTTTATTTTCTGGTTTATCCAGCCACTTCAGGATTGCTTTTGAGTCACCAAGAATTCCATCTCTCATTAATTGTGCAGCAATAACTGGGGGGATGTCTGCAATATGCCTGTCATCTGCCTTACGGTCAACAGGTTGTTCTCTGAGATATTTATTGTAGTCTAAGGTAGGTTGGATATCCTGAGTTTTAACGACATGAAAAGTTCCATCTCCATCCTCAGTATGGATTGCAGTATGGACTCCATCAACTGTCCCTAAATTTGTTGTTAATTTTGGCACATTTATCCATTCTTTCTCTCCCGAAAAGTTGGTTGTACCCCTCCCGGAGGAGGGGCAGTTAAAGGTTAAATTAGGTTAATGATCAACCACCACAATCTGCTACCAGACCATGTGCAAGTTCATTATCAACCTGGAGTCCACCCTCCCAGATAATATATTTGCCCTGGGCATCTCCGGTTCTCCCGATGTCCTGAGTCTCAAATGCTCTGAGTTGAGAAATTTTTATATATTCTGGATTAAGGATTAGCACATCCTTCTCGCCTCTTATGAAACGATCTGCTTGGATTGCATAAACGCCAAAATCTCCCGAATAGAGAGATACGTTAGCATTCACTTCATCTTTTGCTCCAGGAAGTGCAACTACTTGTGTGGCACTTGCCCTACCGGAAAATGCGCTTGCTAATTGTTTATTTGCAGAACTCATAATGATTTCAGTGGGTTGGTCGCCACTTGAGTCAAAACAGAGTTTCAGGACTGCCTTCATTAAAACTTCCGTAAAAGCTCTTGGAGTCCCTGCATCTACTCTGGCAGTGCTTCCGACAGCAGCCTGGGCTGCAGTTGGATTTGTACCTGACGGAGAACCACTACCTTTTGAGATATTGGTTGCAATTTTTGCCAGGATACCTGCAGTTGTTCTTGCAGTTGCATCGGCACCAGTATTTACTATACTGTTACCTAGCATCAGCTTTTCCACATCACGTTTCACATTTCATTCGCCCAAGTTCGCTATTTCTTGGACCGCCTTTCGGCTG